AGTTTCGACATCAAAAGCTTCATCAATATCGCCTTGCATGATATTACCCGAAGCAATACGATATTTGTTTGCAATAAATTCTTGGAATGATTTTTTCTTTACAATAGGACCCCAAAATTCTTTAGTGTCTGTTTCTTTCAAACGATATTTTTTATCTTCTACAACACCATCTTCATCTGTTCTAGAGTACCAACCATTAGCTGGTTTTACAATATGTCCAGATTCGAGAGCGATATCAAGTAAGCCGCTCCACTTGCTAATGCCACCGTCAAAAGAAACAGTAACTGGTATTTTAGATTTTTCTTTGACATATCTACTTTTCTCTACATTAATAATAAAATTATATCCTACGATTTCAGAACCTTCTTTTTCTTGCTGTCTACCAAGGATAAAAATATTATCAGCAGAATAATATGAACCTGTACCACCGCCAACGATGTCTTTAGGGAACATACCGATTTCTTTATATGTGTGATTGACAACAATCATCGGAATATCTTTCATTGTCAAGTGTGGTGTTACCATTCTGAACAACGATTTAACTTGTTTAGCACGAGACATATCGGCTACAGATTTACCTTCCAATGCATCATCAACTTCTTTCTTGGATGCCAAGTTACCAATCGAATCAATGATAATGATTAACTTATCTTTTCGTTCCAATTGTGTTAATTGTTGCATCACATCAAACTTTAATTGTTCAATGTCAGTAAGAGGAGTATGCAAGACACGATTAGTGTCAATGCCGAAGGAATCGAAATAAGATTGAGGAGTGCCAAACTCAGAATCATAAAAAAGAAGTGCAGCATCAGCATATTTGTCCAAATAAGATTTGGCCATCAATAAAGAAAATGCAGTCTTAAAATGTTTGGATGGACCTGCCCACATTGTAAGACCTGGTGTTAAACCACCATCTAATTTACCAGATAACGCCACATTGATAATTGGAATTGCTGTTGGTATCATATCCTTCTCTGTGAAGAATTTTGATTTCGATAGAATAGCAGATTCTTTAATACTACTATTCTTTTTAATTTTATCTAATATACTCATTGTTTATCCTTAGGTTTAAATGCAAATGCGTCATCATAATCATATGTAGTTATCGCCACTCCGGGTGATGATATGTTGGCTATATTTTCTTTCGGTACTTCTATTGTGTCCTTTGGTACGAAAACGGGAATCTCTGGACTATCTTCCATTTTTATTTCAGATTTCTTTTTGAAATAGTCCGAAATATCCTTGTGTTGTTCTCTATGTAATGAATAGTTGGCTGCAATCAATAACAATACTGCCAACGGATCAAATACGGATACGATCATTATAATCAACAATCGAACAGCTTTGTCTATGATAGTTCTATCGCCTGAACCATAGACCAATTCTGCGATATATTTGATTGGACCAAAATCGGATTCCGCTTTTGATAACTCATTTTGCAATGGTGTTTTTTCTTCAATGAGTTCACTAATCTTTTTCTGGTAGGCATCATTTTCGTTTGCGATACGATCTCTCTCTTTACTTTGACTCCTACGGGTCGCAACAGAATTAGCGACACCTTTTTCATCATTACTGCGGCCCATAATTTCGTTGATTTGTTCATCAAGCAATTTAAGTGTCTTACGGTTCTCATTTACATTTTCCTTTAGTGTATCAATTTTATCATTCAGATTCTGTACCTTAGAAACTAGAGGTGCATTATCGGCTGAATGTTCTAGATGCGCCTTGGATAAGAATCCAAAGATACCCATTGAAGTGAATAACATCAATACAACTACACCACAAATAAAAGGATATTTTAGACTACCTGGCGCATTGTCCCAGTTACGATATGTCCATGATATGGTTACCACTTTGGCAACTTCAATAATGGAAAACATAAGAATAATAGGCCAGTAGGCACCAGGAAAGATTGATGCCATACCGACCACAGAGAAATATGCCGAAACGGCAGAGAGTGCCAATGCCGTTAAGAATGTCAAAAATATCATGAAAAGAAGTCCTATTTTTTATAAATAGATTATACAATAAAAATAAAAGGTTGTCAATATGTTTTGTGTATATTTAACCACGTATTTGGGTAATAAATTGCCGATGTTTTATATTGGTTCATCAAGTATCAAAAAAGTTGAAAATGGATATTTTGGATCGGTATCTTCCAAAAAATATAAAAATATTTTCCTAAAAGAAAAAAAGAATAATCCTTCTCTATTCAAGATACGAATAATAAGCATACATAAAACCAGAAAAGATGCTCTGATTAAAGAAAATTCATTACAAAAACAATTGAATGTGGTTTCTTCTCCGATGTATATAAATCAATCATATGCTACGGAGTTTGGAATGCCAAATGTTGGCCAAAATAATGGATTCTATGGAAAAAAACATACAAAACAAACTAAATCAAAATTGAGTAAACCTAGAAGTGAAGAAACCAAATTTAAAATGCGTAAGCCTAAAAGTCAACAACACAAATTAAACATGAAAGGATGTAAAAATTGGCAATTTAGAGATTATAGCATAAAAGAAACTTGCATTTATTGTGGAATTAAAGCAATGAAAACGAACATAACAAGATTTCATAATGACAACTGTAAACTAAAAACTAACTAAAAAAATCTTCCAACGTGCTTACCTGTTCTGTTTTCCAACCCATACAGTCTAAAATAACTTTGATTGGTTCTAAGAACGATTTCTGATATTGTAACTCAAAGTCTATATACTTGTCAAGCTCAAATTCAGGAGGTAACCTACCAGGAAATGAAATCACTGTATCCAGTAAATGATTAGGTTGTTTCAAATAGGTGAATTTGATCTTTTCACCGGATTGAACCATCGGATATTTCTTTTCAAGACCCCTATCTTTCAATGCCTTATTGTATAACAAAGCACCTTTCACATGGATTGGTGTACCTTTCTTATACAAGGAGACAGGATCGGAATACTCTCTTAGACCATTCACGCCTCTAGGAAAGGATATATCTTCAGCCGGCAATTTACTAAACTCTGATTTGAAATCCGCCAAGAATTTTTGCACATCTTGTTCTGTACCAGACACCATCAACCGAATAACCGCTTTCATCTTTTCACGGACAATTGACGGAGTTGAGGACTTAATCATCTCAAGTCCCATAACTTTCAGGTCAGGTTCGGCATACTGAACACCCTCATTGTTATATACGTTTAGAATATAACGTTTCTTGGCTGTCCAAATACCTTTGTTAGAAAGACCTTCACGTTTCATCTGCATCTTTTGTCTAGGTGCTTTAACGTATTCAGCCAATTCTTTATAACACTTATCGATGTATGGTTGAATTCTATCTTCACAAACACGGTCCATGAATTCAATTACTTTAATTCCTGGTAACTGAACAACGCCATTAACACCATATACCTTTTCAACCAATTCGCCAAGTCTCAGGTAAATTGAATCTGTATCGGACGCAATAACATAATCAGCATCTGTCTTTAACAGATCATTCATGTATTTGTTAATCTTTCCCTCAATCCAACGAATAGAAAGTTGACCAGCAGTAGTGACAGCCAAAGCCATCCGCAAATCGTAGAACCGAAAATACTGGGAACCCAAAGCGCCATAAGCAGAATTAAGAGATACTTTTTTAGCAAGTTGGAGATTATTATACTTTGCAATACGTTTTTCAATTTCGTAACGTCTAGATGAATCTTTTTCATTTTCTAGTTCCTGTTTAGCTTGAAGGTATAGTTTCTTAAACTTCTTACGATCTTCATACATTTCTTCCAACATCATTGGAAAGAAACCTTGTATGTCGGTACGGAATAGTTGGCCATTGGGTGTGATGGTACACCTCATAGGTCCGAGGAATGAGGTGTCTATTTCTTTTTTGAGGAGGGAGTTTACATTGACTTTATCAATTTGTTGTTCATACAATTCAATTGCCTGAAGTTCTTTTTCAAGTTCTTCAGTTGTCATACTCTTTACATCACTATACATTATATAATAAACCTTTTATTTAATTTAATTGAAAATGCTCTCTAATTGTTTTAGCAATGCAAGTTCTTTAATTTTTTCGTCCACATCAATCCTCTTATTTTTTCTCCGGAGCAAAAACTGTTCCATTTTTTGCTTTGTGGTCATAAGAACCTAATATCTTTTTGGTAACAGGATGTTCTCCGATAGTTCTGTTGTGGTGTTTATCTTTCCAAATTTTCACATCAGTACCGTGGTCTTTTTGTAATTGTTTTTTCCAAGTTTGTAAAGTAACTTCATTTATGAATTGTTTGAAAGTTTTTGTCATTTTATGTCCTTTGAGGTGTTATAGTATTTATTTCATACACTTCTTTCTTTCATCTCCTGAATTAGTTTTTGCTTTCTTTCCATAATATAACTTCTTTCCACAAGATTCTCTGGGCTTATTGCGTATTGCATCATCAAATGTGGATACAATGAATTCAAGTCAAATGATGCAACCCAATTGTGTAATCCAACTTGAGGCTCTTTTACATACGCACCTTCAAAGGCCGCTGTCTTGTCTCTGATAATTCTTGGTGGCACTATGATATTCTTCTCAAACAAGTAGGAATAGGTCATAGCATCCCACATACGAGTTTGAGCAAATACATCATCCATGTTGGACTTTGTATCATAAGCCAAAGTTACCGCCATCTCAATCAATTTAAGTTTATCTTCTAATCTCAAAACCAACTGTACGTCTTTGATGTTATATTCAATAAACTTTTGGTGATTCAAACGATACAATGCATGAAGGTTATCATATTCATCATACGATAATTTGCGTTCACCTAGTTCCACGTTTGCAATAGCATCCAACTTGTATGATTCTTGTGATTTACCGCCTGGCGCATACCATTTGTATAATTCGATATAATCTAAACAAGCAATACCAGTCATCAAGTAATGGATCATTTCTTTACCCATATTGATAACTTTACGTTCTGGTAGATACTGCCAAGGAGAAAGTTTCTTGGTTTCTTGGTCGCCAAGAATTCTTCTAAAACGATTAACAATGTATGGTATATCAAAGAACTCTGTATTCCAACCAGTCAATACATCAGGATAATTGGCCTGCCAGAATAATAAGAATTCTTTACATAAAGTCCATTCATCACGGCATTTGTGATATTTTTCATCCACTTGCACTTGATAGTCGCCACAAGCCCAAACGTGTGTATCACCTTTCAGGAACGTTACACAGATAGCTGTGATTGGTTCATTGGCTTCGTATGGATCAGGAAATCCATTCTCAGAACCAACCTCAATATCTATAAAGGCCACAGAAATTTTTTCATAGTCATAATCAACCATACCTTTATGGTGTTCAGCGATGTATGCATACTCAAAACGATTTTGGCCATAGACCATAGAACCACCAACATCTTCAAACTTCTTCAGGTATTCTCTTGCATCATAAATCGAATCGAATCGTTTCTGTGCAAGGTGTTCACCTTTTAGATTTGTGAATTGTGTTGGTTTGTTTGATGGTAGATAGAGGCACGGTTCATAATCTAGTTTGGCCTGCACTCTCTTACCGTTTTTGATACCACGGTAGAGAATGTGGCCACCAACTGATTGAACGTTAGTGTAGAATGTTGACATTAACCAGTAATAATTTGTTTAGGTGTAGGAAGAACGATACCAGAACCAAAGATTTGATTGTAGTTATTAACAAAATCTTCTGCTGGTACATATGAGTATACTACACTAGCTTCAGGTATGTCAATAGTAACATCTTTCTTTTGTGGTGCGTGTAGTGGAAATGGTGTTAACCCTACGTTTGGTGCACCATCTTTACCACGAACGACTGCGATTCCTACCGGATTCTTAATAGTTACATTACCACTAATTGTGCCAAGGTGTTCACCCAGCACATCTTCACCAGACATCAATTTAAAAACTTTGATATTCATAACAACTCCAATATAAATAATATATTAGTATATATGATTTCGTCTGAACTGTCAAGCAGTTCCTGTTAACTTTACCATTATTTTATTATAGGTGAAAATAACAAAGGTCATATAGAACCGTGGATCCTATTACGCTATTCGCAATGGCAAATGCGGCCGTGTCCGCCGTTAAAAAAGGTTGTCAACTCTACAAAGATATCAAAGGTGCGGCAGGGAACGTAAAAGAAGTCCTTGACGACCTTGATAAACAATTCCACGACCACCATAAAGATAAACCAGCCACACCAGAACAAAGAAAACAACTCGCTGAGAAAAAGAATCAGATCATTGAGTTAAATAAAAAAGGTGGTGATACGGATGACATTTATGCCGAAATTGGCGAAAGACTAGGTGAATTCTTTGATGCTTACAATAAATGCCGAACTGTATTGGCTGAAGAAGAAAAGTATGCCAAAACGCACCTATATGAAGGTGATTCTAGTCTAGGTAAACGTGCTCTACAACGTGTTCTAATGAAGAAAAAATTAGAGCAAATGCAGATAGATTTGCGTGAGTTAATTGTTTACCAAA